GTATGCCTCCCGTTACCGTCAACGCGCTATCTCCAGCCGCCGGGCTATTGAATATCCCTATGCGGTTGTTCGCCTGTATCAAGATAGCCGACGTATCCAACAACCCGTTTGCATCGAATTTCGCAAAGCGGTTGGCAAGTCCAGCTGCCGGGCTTCGTGCGGCGTTCACAGGTTCGCGCCAGCCTGAAACGCTGTACCACTCAAAATTAGCCTTATCGGTGTTGTATCGTATATCGCCGTTTGCACTCGTGCTTTGTTGCGCCGTCGTTCCCACGGGTATCCTAACCGCGTCCGTCGCGGAGATGTGGAGGGAGCGGGCGGGGGAGGTTGTGCCGATGCCTACTTTGCCTGAAAAATAGTTTTGACTTTCGCCCTGCGAATAGATACCATAAGCCCCCCCAGCGGTATTTATGAATTCAAGATTTAAGCCATAAATAACGCCCGATGCAAACGTATTTCCCCCAACACCTTTAAACAAATTGTAAGCATTGATAGAGTTGTTAGGCACGTATGCCTGAATCACAGAGCGGATAGGGCTTGTTACCGTTCCCGCATAAGTCCTATGTACCGAAAAGGCAGTATTGGCCAGTTTCGGCCCGATACTTACATCTCCATTTACGAAACTTGCACCACCTGTTATTTTTGCATCGCCTACGACGTGCAGGGTAGAATCAGGGGTTGCGGTGCCGATGCCGACATATTTAGCGCCGCCGTTTATGAAAAAAGAAGTAGTGCCATCTGATTTGGATAGCTTTACATTCACCTCGCCAGCGCCGCCATTTGTTACCTCAAACCTGCCATCGCTACCCGAAAACCTACCCGCCTCAAACATCAATGCGTTGTCCGCATTAGATACCGCTGCTATCCTTGCACCGCGTGAATAGGTATATGAAACCGAATTGCCGCTACCTGCCACAAACTGAGTACCTAAGAACGTAAGCCCGCCAACGTCGCTATTTGTGTTTTGTCTTACCGTGCTGTTTGGCGCTATGCCTATGCTGCCGTTTACGTCTAACTTATATCCGGGGGAGCTATTGCCAATACCTATATTACTACTGCTTTCATACACCACGCTATTCCCTAACGTCGTATCCGTCGTGTATTTCGGCAGGTATCCGGAAGTTCCGGATAGTTGGTATTGACGGACAAAGGTAGATGTATCCCCCGCAACTATCCCCGCCGTGGTGCTGGCCTTCCAGTAGCCCGCCGTACTGTCGTAGCGCAACACGCTACCGCCTACCTTTCCCGTCGTGTCCACGTCGTGTAAGTCCCGTAAGGATGAGCCTGCGTCTATCCGCACGGCCAACGTGCCGTTGCTTGCTGAATGAACGACAAAGGCGATGGGTAGTTTCAGGTAGCCGTTGCCCGGTTCGGTTTGCGTTAGCCCTCCCAACGTATCCACGTCCGCATAGAGTACCGCTCCCGCGCTGTAAGCTTGTGTGTTCACCTGTCGGATTTTCCCTTGCGTCATTACGTACCCGTCCGCACCTACGGCAATGTCCTGCATGGCTATACCTAAGACGTACATAGCGGGTATTGAACCGTTGGCTATCATGTGTTTCACCTTGATGCGCCCGGATGCGCCTAATGTACCGCTTGCGCGTACCACTGTGCCTTTCGGTATCGTTACGGACGTATCGTTGCGCACGTACCATATCCCTGGGAGTATGGGTATTTGTACGCTGTCCACGCCGCCGTATTGGAGATAGCCTTTGTCGGCGCTGTATTTCAGTTCTTGTTCAGAGGCGTCGCCCTCGTTGATGTTGAATGTAACACTGTCGAATGGCATTGATACGCCTCCACCGCCGCCGCCAGATACCAATTGCCAGGCTTTCGAGCGATAGGCGTATAGGCTACCGTTCACGGTGTCCAGGAGCATCCATGCGTTGTTCAGCCCGGAGGGGTCCAGGGTAGAGGTGTCGGCGATCGCCCCCCGGTAAACAAGGCCATCGCCTGTTGTTTGCCAGCCGAGGCGCATTTTGTTGCCTGTGGCGGGGTATTGTGCCTGCAATGTAGCGACAAAGAAAACGCTACTGAATAACAAGAAACTCCACTTCGTAATTGCTCCCATTGTAATGGCTTGTTGCATCTATAACAATATCCGAACCTGATACACTCCATTGGCTTTGGAGTAGTTTCTGCCCGTTTTGATATACCTTGATTTGCGCTTCGTTGGCGGGCAAAGCGCCGCCGTTAACCGTAATTGTTAGTGTTGCGCTGGACGTATCGAGAAATTCCTCGGTGTACACGTTCAGCGATTGTATTGCCGGGGTGCTGCTCCCCCCGCTTCCGGTGGATGTGCCACCACCGCCGCTGCTTCCGGATGAACCACTCCCCGCTGTGGTTGGTACGCCCTGGTCGCTGCCTTCCGGGAGGTACTGAACCGCGTTTTCTGTGTACGCCGTACTGGTTTGAAGTTTGAACCAATCCCCTGAAAAAATATCCGTTTTCAAGTCCCAGGTACCGGATTGAAAGGCATAGTCGGCACCGTCCCAGTAGATAGTCCGGTGGGGTTGAACGGGTAGGTACGGGGCGTTCTTGTTTTCATAGGCGAAGCCTGTAAGGCGTTTCACCGGGGTAAGCTGTCCACGCATTACCTCATTGGCCAGTAGCTGCGAAAAAGGCTTAGCCGTGCCGGTATTGCCTACTCTCCAGCCGTCGGATAATACCCATTCAGTTGTTACATCGTTGTAGATCTCAAGATGTCCAGGCGTAACGCTGTTAGGTCCATCACCTATCATGGTTCGCACGTCGGCCAATTTTGATGCCTGTGCGTTGTTGCTTGTGCTGTATCGGAGTATGTCGCTTTGGTCGTCGAATGTGCCGTCTTCTAATACCTCCAGGTAGTTGGAGAACAACTCCCAAGATATACCCACATCGCCCAGGGTAGGGTCTATCACAAGCTCCGTGCCGCTCATGGTGAACGCCTTGTATATTGCGGGCTTGAACGTAACAGGGCCGATGGCAGCCGACGGGATGGGCGGTGTGAGAAACGTAATCGAAAACACCTCTTCTACATCCTCGACACTGATCACCGGGCTTAGGACATAGTAATAATCCGTGTTGCTCGTAGTCCAGTCAGGCGATGAACCTGATATGCCACCGCTCAAAAAGTACCCGCCTACCTGTACCTGTATCCTGAATTGGATAAAGTAGTTTTGAAATGTGAGTGCCAGCCAGTTAGCCGTTACGCGCATATTGCCAGAGTAGTTCAGCTTGACCGTACCGATTGCCCCGTCCACATCGTCCTCGCTTGTTACGCTTACCGGACTGCCATTGACAAAGGTTTTGCCCGCTAACAGGTTGCGGCTTTGGATGTGGTTATAGTCCACAGTGTACATCTCCAGGGGGGCGAAGAACTGAAATGCGCCACCGCCAAAGCGCATAACATCCGCGCTCGCCGGGTTGGCCTGGTTGTTCACCAAGCGTAAATCCGTGCCTGTCTCCGTGCTTGCTGTGCCGTCGCTTTTGTATGCGAACACCGTCTTTGATGTCGGGCTTCGCAGTTCGTTCACCTGGACAAGCCAAAAGCAATCGCCCGAAAACACGATACGCGCACCCCATGCGCGGCAAATGGCCTCCAGGACTTCGTAACACGTCTTTACCTTGTTGTTGCCCTTATTGTCCACATGGTAAAATGCCGTGTGCGCTACGCGGGTATTTGCCAGCGGGTCTTTGCTACTGCTATATGTCCAGGTCGGCTCATGCCAATTGCACACTGTGCGCAGGACGGTAAGGGTATTAGCGCCGTAATATAGCGATATGAAAGATAGTTTGTTGATGCAGCGCAGGACGTGTTCTATAATCGTCTCTTTCCCGCTGTATGGGTTGTTTAAGGCTGTGGCGTATTGCACCCCTTTCAGAAAACCCAGCCCGTCAACGCAGGTAATGGTAGCAATATAGCCGATTGCCAGGGGCACATCTTCAATCGTGGTTAGGTCGGTTGTTATGTAGCCTACCCAGCGAGTGATCGCGCTAAACCCGTCATTAGTGGCCACCATAACCGTAAACCTGCCTTCAGGGGCTGTGATTAGGTCCTCGATGAAAGTTTCCAAGTCCTCGGTATCCACAATCAAGCCAAATTTGCACTCGCTCCCAATGATAGGGGAGAACCGCTCTAACCCATCATCACCCCTCCAGGATATAGTAATACCCGTAACCGAAAAGCCCTGCGAAGAACCCGAAAACGAGCTATCGTCTATGGTTACACCTATTGCGGTGTTCTTTTCAGTATAGAAGGATTGCTGGAACCGTGCGCCCATTATCGTACCCTTTTGTTCGCCCTGTCGGCGTTGTTCACGAGGATGAGCAAGTCGGTACCCGATATGCGGGCTTCCGCTACAAATGCACCGCCAGCGGGGTTTAGGTAATCTTTCAGTTTAGAGAGCGGGGCGATTACTTCCGGGTCAGTGCGTGCGCCTGGGTTATCGCCTACAACGGCCATTGTCTCTCCAAAAGCAAGGCCACCTTTTGCGAGTTTCACCCTGTTTAACAATGATTTGGCCAATTGGCCGGCCGCTGCACCAGCCGCTGCCGCAATGGGCAATATAGCAGGTCCAAGTGCTTTACCCAGTGGGCTGTTTGCTGTGTTCTTTACTACCGTAATCACAAGTTCCTGGATAAGCAGGCCTATTACATCGGTTATCACCTTTCTCATTGCCTCCCCAAAGCTGACTGCCCCGCTTATGGCGTCCGAAAAACTGGTACCTATGGATGAAACGATAGAGGATATAGTTTCGCCTAATTTTTGTTGTTTTTCTTTTGCTGTTTCTGTGGCCGTGTTGCTTTGGTCAATTGAGTTTTTCAATCTGTCGTACTCATCTGCCAGCACGCGCACAGCCTCGGAGTATGGCCCGAACATCTCCAATGCGGAGCGAAGTGCGCTTTCAGTCGTGGATAGTTGTGCGTTCAATGGGTTTTCACCAAAGATTGCCGCCTGGTTACTTACTTGCAAAATCGCCTTTTGGTACTCCAGCAATGCGTCTTTTTGCTTATTGAGTTCGGGAGTCAATACAGTGATGTTCGACAATTCAGCGCGCACAAAACCAAATGAACCTTTTGCGGTTTGAGCCAATTTGGCAATGTTCGATGTGATGTTGCTGATTGCTTTTTCTTGGGCTTCGAGGGCTTTGGTGTCAATCTTGGGTTCTACATTACCACCACCGCCGCCCGGAGGCCTGCCCCCTGGTGTCGTTGGCGTGAAAGTCGTTAGGCCAAAAGACGCCTGTGCCTCTTTTACCTTCTTTTTTATGCCTTCGATTGCCGGGGTAAGATAATCTGTGGTATCCTCAAAGCCCTTCGCAAAGCCCAATGCAGCTACGCGGCCTTGCTCTATCGGGTTGAAGGCTTTTAGGCCAGTGGCAAAACTTTGCGCTGCGCCTTTGAAGTCGCCATCCTTTAACTTTGAAAAACCCTCCAGGATAGCGGTAAAGGATTCTTTAGCCAGCTTCGCTATTTCTATGAAGGCCATGCCCAGGCCATTGATTACCCGTCTAACGCCCTCAAATTTCGTATAGAGGATGGCCAGGATAGCGATAAGCCCGGCAATTGCGGCAACGGTAAGCCCGACGGGTCCTGTGATGAAAGCCCATGCGGCACCTATCTTGGGTCCTATACTGATTAACGAACGAAAACCCGTTAACATGATACCCCATGCCCCGGCCAGTTTGCCGACAATAAAAAGAACAGGGCCGATCGCTGCCAGAATAGCGGCAAAAATCACCACCGTCTTTTGCATGGCAGGGGATAAGTTTTTGAACACGTTTACAATCCTTGCAAGGGTATCAGATAGCTTTGTCAACACCTGCTCCAAATTGAGGTTTTTGGCGATGCTTTCACCGAGTACTGCCAGTGATGCGGTTACATTGTCCTTAAAGTTTGCAAAGGCGTTTGAGATGCCACCGTTTGCCCTTTCAAGTTTTGATAGTGCCCCAACGCTGCGTGCGATGAACTCCTCCGAACTTATACCCAGTTCCCGGATAGCCTCCGCCGTGGTAACGCCAAATTCTTGCTTCATCACTTGAGCAAAACCAGGTATCCGCTCTTTGATTTGATTGAGGTCCTCCTGCGTTACTTGTCCTACTGCGCTAATTTGCGATAGTGCAAGTATTACCCCGTCAAACGCTTCCGCTCCGCCTGTGCCAAACGTTGCCACGGCGTTGCCGAATTGCTCTATAGTTGCCCTAGCATTGTTGGCCGAAAACCCAACGGATTGAAGCGATGCGGATGCCTTAACCACTTCCGGGAGTGCAAGGCCAGGGGCTTCAGCTACTTTGCGCAGGCGCTCAAGTTCGGCACCTGCCGCCTCGCTGCTGCCCATGATGGCGGTTAGGCTGTTTTCGAGGCGCTCCATGTCGCCGAACGCCTTGACCGCTGCAGCGCCTACGCCCAGGATAGGTAGTGTGAGGTTTTGGGATAGTGTTTCCCCGGTTTGCTGCATCCGTTTGGACAAATCGCTCAACCTGCTTTGCAGCCTACCTAACGCCTTTTCGAAGGGCGTCAAGTCCAGGTTCATTTCTACGTTTAGCCGATTCGCCATGTTACCAGATTACTTTTTTGTTTTTCGGCATTTCGCCCCGTTTCTTCATCTCGTACTCCTCCGCTACCTGCCTATCCCATTTTTCGAACATCGCCTGGCGTTCTTCTTCGCTCATTGCCTTCCCGGTGGCCTTCTTTTCGTTGTCCCAGGCGAATCTTATCAAGTCGGTAGGCTTTAGCGTTGTGCCTTTTTTCGCGTGTGGTTGAAGTGTGATTGTTGCCAACCATCGCACCCGCTCCCAGGGTTCGCGCTCCGCTATTTCGCGCTCTTCGATAATGGCAGAAACGGAGCGCAATGTCATAGCCCAAAAATCAGGGTATGGGATACCGAACCGCCCGCAGGCGATTGCTTCGAGCTTGTCCAGGGTTAGCGGCTCGCCTTTCGGTTCGCCGCTTTCCCGTTTCCCGCTTTGGCCTGGGGCATGGAGTTGTTCACCACCTCCATACATTTCTCCAGAAAATCCGGGTCATCGTCGAGGATATCGCCCACATCTTCCAGCGTGCCATTGTATGTTTTCCCTTCCCGCCGTGCGCCGTCAACCAGGCCAGCGTGAACCAATGCAAGGGCTCGCATAGGGCTCATGTTTTCGCCCAATTGACTTAGCTCACCCAGTGTAAGTCCTTCCGCTTCGCAGAACCGCGCCAGGGCGGCCATGCCAAAGGAGAAAGGGTAGTTCTTCCCGTTGCTTTCTATCGTGGTTGCTGGTCTCATGCTTAGGATTCAGTACCCTCTGTAACAGCGCCAATAATTGTAGCGGTTGCGCTATAGGTGGCGTTTTCCTCTACGCCCGCCGTCAGGGTCATGGATGTGAAAATCACTTCGCATTCATAATAGGTATCCCCGGCTACGTCGGTCGTGAACCGCATAGTGGTAGAGGTACCAGCGTCGAAGGCCGCGAAAATATCGCTTACCTTTTCGTTGGTTGTAGAGTAGCTAATCAAGCCCTCGATATCGCAGGTGCCGGACTTTCGCCCCGGGGCGAACGATGCCCAGCTACCCGTCGTGTCCTTTGTCAGTGTGTCCCGCGTTTCCCGCGAAAGGTTGAGCGTGCAGCTCGTGGCCTCCCCGATTTTGGCGGTTTCCATGTAGAAGCGGAGGTTAGTTCCGTTGACTATTCCCGTTGTTGCCATGTTATGCTATTTTGAATTTTTGAAGAATCCTTTTGAAAAAGCCCGGTTTTTCGGGCATGGGTGCGTTTTCGTAGTAGTGGTTATGTACAGTGATATGCTGGGTTTCTTCCGTCTTTTCGGGTTCGCTTGTAACCGTGTCAATAGTTGCAATATCATTGCGGTACATCGCCACACCGGACGCCACAAGTTCACGGGCATAGGTTCGCAGTACATCTACCTTGTCGCCCTTTTTATATTTCATGTGGTCTTCCACGAACTCGATTATCATAGGTTGTATTTCTTTTTCCAAGTCTTATGCACTCGTGTCAGGGCTTTTTGCATCGCCGTATCTATCCGTTCCGCCGCTGTGCTTAGCGCCGATTCGGTTACTTGTCGGCGAAAATTCGAGGCTTTTTTGAACAACATAGCGGCGTAGTATCCGCTACTTGTTTTCGGCGTGTCGCCTATCTTGTCATATTTGCCCGCTATCTTCCTGATTACCCTGGGTCCTACCTCTACCGTCTTTAGGCGTGTTTTGAAGGCGTACATTGAGCGTTTGAGGTTGCCGGGCACCACTTCAATTTTACCCGCTTTCGAGTAATAGAAGTGTTTTTTCGCCGCTGGCTTTATGTTTCTACTGGCAGCTGTTCTAAGGATTCTACCGCCCGCTAAAAGGATTTTTTGCCGCTCCCTTTTCGTGGATACGTCGTTCAGGTAGCCGCGTAGGTTGCTACGCAACGCCTCCAAGTCCCGTGCTGGTATCCTTATCATCTGCTTACCCTCGCGTTGTATTCTTGCTCTACGATGTAGATATGTTTATCCACATTCACTGTGCCGCTCCGCTGATCGGAGAAACGGATAGACTGCAATACAATCCCGGAGTAGGTGCCAGGGGCTTTGGCGTCTAACGCCGTGCGGATCGCCGCTGCCAGGTTGTTTGCCGTATCGTAGCTATCCGCCAGGCTCATTACCGTGAACGTAACCGCGTCCAGCTTGCTTGCTCCATCTTTTGTGTCGCTCGGGTCAGCTCCTTCAATCGTATAGATAGCGAACGGATACGCGGCATTCTGTGGCGCAATGTCCGGGTATATGCGTGTCGAGCAAATAGACGTTACGCCGTTTGCCGTGCTAAGTATCCCATATATCGCTGCGCCTATCATTTTCTTAGTTGCGTTTCAAGTTCTGTATAACGCCTGTCGGAGTTATGCAGTACCGCCGTAACGTCGTACGTGTTATTGCGGTACGTTACGCGGTGTTTCTCCGTAACGTTTGCATCGTAACGTATCGTGAATGTCGTTTTGCGCGTTGCGGTCTTTTGCCCGCTCTCTTCGTCTTCGCTCCCTGTGGTATTCGTTACGGCTGCCCATCGCGTGGCATACGTGCCCCAACTTTCAGCGGGGTATCCCGTGCCGCTTTGTGTCTCTGTTACGGCCTGGATAGTGATACGCTCCCGCATTGCGCCTACCTTCTCGTCCTTGTTCATAGCAAAAAGGCATAGTTTACGCGGTCAAGTAAGTATTTTGATGCGGTCGGCAGTTGCTTTACGCTGTCGGTACGGTTTTCGTATCCATCTGCCACCATTAACAGTAGTGCTGTGCGTATATCCTTTGGCAATGCCGTTGCAGCGCCGTAGCCTGCTTGGTAAACTACCGTTATGGCGTTGCGTTGCACTCTGACAGTAGGCCAGCTAACGTTATACGCTGGCTCAACAACACAACGTTTTGCATACAGGTCAACGTTATACTGATTGGCCGCCATGGTTTGCGTTGCGCCGTTATCGTCAACGTATGATATACTCGTTACGCTTATAACAGGGTGAATAGCCAGCCGTAACAAAGACGGTTGCGCAACGTCTCCCCATGCGTCGAATGTCTCCGTTATGGTTTGCGTGACCAGGGCTTGTGAAAGGTAGTTTTGCGCGGTCTCCGCTGCGGATGCCACAAGCGCGGCTATAAGTGCATCATCGTCCGATGTGTCCACCTTTAGCCATGCTTTTGCGTCTGTGGTGCTGATTACCACCTCCGCTGCCGGGGTCGTTACCTTCCAACCTGCCATGTGTTATTTTTTGCGCCTTACGGCTTTTTCTACTTTTGCGTATTGTTGTGGCCTATCGGCTGTTTCGATTGCGCCCTGATTGCCCAACATTTCAATATAGCCTTCTTTTTGCGCTTGTTCTGCCAGGGATGCGGAGATATACCCCACATCCCCGGCAGAGTAAGCAAGGCCGAAGCGCCCGGTTGGGCTTTTCAAGAACCTCACTTTTGTCATGCGTCAATCCTTTTTGGCTACGAAATAGACCGTATAGCGGGTGCTTTGTGTGCCGCTGCCGTCAATTACGATGCGTTGGCGGAATCCATAGACCCTATCTTGCTCCATGCGGCGCGTTCCGGCTGCGACGTGATTGATAGTATCCACGCTAACCCAGTCCGTGCCATTGTAAGAAAGCGATTCTTCGACGGTGTTAGCAAGGGCAACCGTACCGGACAGGCTCGTAGCCTGCACATGCCAGCCTCCAGACCAGTCGGAAACGAGGCGCGCGGGAATGTCAATGGTATCGTTTTCCGTGTTCGTGATTGTGTCGGAAAGCGAATACGAGTAGAAGGGTGCGCTGGTTTGATATGACGTGTCTGGTTCGCCAGCGGATGCCAGGAAAACCACAGCGGCACAAACCGCGAAAAATGCAAGAATCTTGCTGAACATGGTATTTGTTTTTGGAGTGAGTGGGGGCGTTTTAAGCCCCCGCCCGGTTAAGGAATGTCGGCAAAAAGATAAGTTACACCGCGTCGGTGATGTCTGCGTCTTTGATTGCGGCGAAAGATGCGGCGTGACGCAAAGCGGCGTCCCACCAGGAGTTCACTACAACCGTAATCATTGCGTTCTTTGCGCTCGTGTACGGGTCGATTACGATGTCAAGGCCAGCCCATTGGCCGAGGATTAACTCGTTGAAGTTACCGAAAAGGACGGCGTGAAGGTTCGTACCGCTTCCTTTGGTCAAGTTCGACGGCACTTGAGTGGATACAAAGGCGCGGTATCCGTTCAGCACGTCCACGCGGGCTGCGTTGGCAGCCGGGGTAGGCCCATCCATCCAAACGAATTGCGCCGTGCCGGATGCCTTTTCCGTTTTCTTGAGGTAGCCCCGAACGCCGGGCGTGGTCAGGTAGGCCAGGCTTCCAAAGTCGGCATTGTCCACCGCGACCTCCGTTTCCAGGTCAACGATTTTACCCCAGGTCAGCGGGCCGCCATCCGTACCGCAGGCAACGCTTCCGATTCCGTTGGTGTTGAGGATACCCGTGATAAGCTGCGTTGAACCGTCGCCATTGATAAGGGCGCTGTCGAGTGCAATGTTGATGGCATTGTTCAACAATTGTCGTACAAGGTTCTCTACGTCGATAGAACTTTGTACAATCAACTGTTTGGAAATGTCGGTGAACGCGCCCAAACGGTTTGGACTCATCTGAATGCGGTCAAAGGTCGGAGAGGTCTCTGCGTTCGGGTCGTTTTCGCCTTCCCATACAGCCGTTGCCGCTGCGTCGTTGCGCGGAAAGTCAATGTTACCCGTCAGGCCAGTCAGGACGGTCGCGCCCGCATTGATTACCGCCAGGCGCGGGTCAAGAAAGGGGATAAGCGCCCCCAGTTCGGTGGGGATAGTGTACCCGCCTGCCGTAGTAGTGCCTGCCGTCATGTCGCGTTTGTGCATCCCGCGTTTGGTCAACATCGTCGGAATGTACAAGTTACCCGAAGGCGTGATACCAGCCTGCCGGAACTCGCGCTCTGCCTCCTGGCTCATCTCGGCTTCGATACCGTCCAGGGCTTTGCCGGAGGCTACCATACGAACGGCACGGAGGAAAGAATACCGTTCGGTAGCCTTTTGCTCCGGGGATGCCTGGGGCTGCTTTGCCCTGGATACCGTTACAGCCTGCCGTGCTTGTTCGGCTTCGGCGGCTTCAGCCAGTTGGATGTCTGTGTCGAGGTGTTCAATTTCGCCTTTCAGTCTCAAGGCGTTGCTGCGCTGCTCCTCGGTCAGCATCGCATTGGCAGCCTGCGTGGAAATGGCCGTCAGTTCGTCCATCTTTGCCCCGCGCTGCTGCTTCAATTCATCGCTGCGCTTCATGCTTTTTTATTGTTAAGTTGGAGAATATCCGCAAGCAGTTGCGGGAAGTCTTTATCAGCTACGCCTTGTGGCGTTGATTGTGCCTGTAATGCCCTGGCCGTTACGCTGGTTTGTTTGTAGGCCGGATACGTTACCGGGGAAACGTCATACAGTACGTCTACTTGGTCAATGCGGCGTTTGGGCTTTTTGCCGTTTTCGTTCATCCAGGTATCCTTTCGGATAGTGAAAGCAAACGAAGATTGCGAGATGATACCGCTGCGTATCATCTTGAGTAAGTCGTTCCCAAACGTTGTATCCGGTGCTTCAAAGCGGTATCGCAATCCTTTGCCGTCAACTTCAAGTTCAAGTGTACCGTTTGAAGTACGTGCAAGCGGGAAATTGGGGTCGTGATTGAAAAGCGCTACCACATCCGTATCGTCCGCACCGTCAAAAGCCCCTTCTGCTATTTCCTCATCGTACCCACCCAGGTCTGTGGATGCGTTGAAAATGGCCGCATAGCCTTCAATGGTACGGCCTTCGGGCATTGCCCGGAGTTCGAGTTTATATGTGCGCCGCTCCATTTCGGCGGGCAGTTGCTTTTCTTCCATTTCGTTTACCGTTTTTTTAGCCCAGTCTAACATTGCATCTCCGCCCCATGCGTCGTACATCACGCTACCGCACACTTCGTTTCCGTCCGCGTCGGTGTAACTGCCTGTGTCGTACACCTTTGCCCTGCTAAGAAATGAATACGTTCTTACTACTGTGTCGTGGCTTATCGTCTCCCGGTTTGCAAGCTGATTCGCCCGCTGCCAACCAACCGCCGTACCGCAATCGCTGCCGTTTTCGTCTCTGTGCTTCAATGCCCGCTTTGCGTTGTTCGTTGCGGCTTGTGGGTAGTTATCGTACGGCATGGCTATTGGGTTTGTGTTTGCGTATCCGTTGCTTGTCCACCTTGTACAGCTGCGTCCGTGCTATTGGATGCAAGGGGCATACCGAACACATCTCCACCCTCATACGGGTTCATGTTTTCAAGTGCGCGTATTTCGTTGGGGCTGATCGCCCGGATGTTGTAAAGCGCCGTATAGTATTCAGCGCGGCTTCGGGTATCGCCTCGCAAAAGCCCGTCAAGGTTGAAGCGAACAAAGGTTAGCCCGGTTTGATTGTATCCGAACAACTTGGAGTTAAACTCGCTTTCAAAGCGCTTGCACCACGCCCGCAAAGTGTACTGAACAAACAAGCGGTTTAGTACTTCGAGGTTGTTTAGCGGTGTACCGTCGGACGCTGCAAGCAAGGGGAGGGGTACACCCAGGATGTTAGCCACATCCTCAACCGTCATTTTGCGGCTTTGCAGGTCGGAACTATCCAGGCGTGTGCCTATGCTTTTGTACTTTACCCCGTGGGATAGTAGGGCTGTTTTGCCCTGGTTGGCAATGCCTGCATAGTTCTTATTCCAGCTTTCCTCAAGTTCTTTGCGTTGTGCAAGGTTCAAAGGGGTATCCGTTTCCAGGATACCGGATATGGCAGCGCCATTTTTGTAAAAATCGCTATATGTCAGCAGCTCGGATATACCGCGCTTAAAGGTGCTATTGAGCAGGTTCAGGGGGTTTTCGCCGTTTTCGCCGTCGCGTGTCCAGGCCTTCAAGTGGATAATATCGGCAATAGGGTAGGCCTTTTCGCCGATGATATAGAACATGCCCGTTTCGAGTTCAATAAGTTGATACGGTTCGTCAACAATATCAAACATGGCGACCGCGCCGCGATTGTCGCGGATGATTTCAATTAGGCAGTTGCCAGGGCCATATCCTTTATTCCCGGTCAGGATAGTGCGCACAACAGCCTCCATGAATGAAAAGCAATCGTACTCAGGGGAAGGTCGGAAGTTCAGCAAGCGCCAAACCGGGTTGGTGCGCGCCTCTTGAATACTGCCATCTGATGCGACGGTATAGACGTTGAAAGGTAGCGAGGCCATTTGCGTGGCTATCAGGTCAACGGCACGGAAATAAGCGGGTATTGAAAGAATTGTTTTACCCGTTACCGCAACCTCTTTGCCTGCTATGTTGCCTAAAAGAGATTGCCATAAAGTCCAGTCCTTAGCAGGGCCTAAGTTGGAAATCTTGCTGCGGAATATCCGCTGTAAAGTCCGTGTAAAGATGTTAGCCACGGCGCAAAGGTGCAGGGGTTTTTTGTAGAAAAGTGTTAACAAAGTAAACAAAAAAGCCCCACCGAAAAGGCAGGGCTGAAAGCACTTAATAAAAACCGTTAAAACCTATCTCTTTACTTTGCTTTTTCTTTTAGCTTCGACCTGCAAAAGCACAACATAGCGCCGTCGCATTACCCGGAATATCCCGTAGTCAGCATACCGATTAGCGCCAAACAATTCGTAGAACTCCCGTTCGATAGCCTCATACGCTGCCAGGCCGCTGTTATACTTCGGGAAAATCTCAAAGTAGTATTCAAAGTACCCACGGAAGGAGTACAGCCGTTTCACTTGCTTTAGTTCATCCATTAGAAGTAGCTTATCATGTTGCCAATATCGAATGTCGGGTTTTCTTTGTCGTACTCCTGCATTGCCCATACCGCGTTAACGGCTGCCATAATACCGTCAATTTTGCCTTTGCTTTTGCCCTTGTGAGGTCGTATGTTGTTGTTGCTATCTCGGAAAATCTGCGTATTGTCCAAGTTCCATGCCACCACCGGATTACCGTCGTGAAATAGCTTTTTGCCGACGGTAAGCTGCTCGAAATATTTTGACGGTTCGGATAGGTTGCTAAGGCTTTGCTGACATTTCTTTACAGGTATGCTGTTTCGGGTATACAGTTCGGCTGCGAAATTATCCGCTGTCCAGGGATCGAAAGCAAGGCCCTGCAAGGTGTATTGCCCGGCTGCTCGAAGGATATCCCCGCGTATGGTCTCCAGGTCTTGCACATTGCCGGGCGTTGCGCTTATCCAGCCTTCGTTGTTCCATGCTAAGTAATTGGCGTTTTCTTTTCTATCTCGGTCGTGTATAGTCTCCTCCGGGCAATAGGTCGTAACTTTCAAATACAGCGTACCATCCTGCAACCTCCAAAGGTAGGCTAAGGCGCTTAAGTCCTGGGTACTTGCTAAGTCAAGGCCCATGAATAGTTCCGCCATTTGCAGTTCTTCCTCCGGCACTTGTTTAACGTTCTTATCCCACACGTGCCCCGGTATCCAGGACTCGGTCGCACCTGTCCAGATATTAAGGTGCAAACGTTTGAAGGAGTTTAAGGCCGACGGTTGGCTTTTGGCTTCGTTGCTCAAGAGGGCGAAGTTTTCCGCGTCTATGATATTTCCCATACCTGGGTTGGCCTTCGCCCATACCTCCGGACTAAAGGGGTCATCATCCTGCGAGGCGTTGTAAATCACAGGTAGCCACGCCGGGTTCTTGACTTTGCCGCGCCGGATTAGTTCGGCTTCGTCGTGTATCTGTTCAGCAAAGGTATTCTTTACGCCCGCCGTTGTAATCATCCAGCACATACTGTCCCAGCGCTTAATCATACCCCGCGTCAGGGTATCGTATAGTTCGCGGTTGGGCTGGACATGCAACTCATCAAACATAATGGCATAGGGGCGGTATCCGTGTTTAGAATAAGCCTCCGCGCTGATCACTTTTATGGTGGATGTGCTTTTGGTGTGGACTATCGAACTTTTGAACACCTTACACCCAGCGGATAGGGTAGCGTCGGCGGCCACCATCTCCCGGCATGTATCAAAAATAATCCGCGCCTGCTCCCTATCCCCTGCTACGCAATACACCTCCGCGTTGTGTTCGCCGTCGGCAATGGCCATGTATAGGGCGATAGCTGAAAGTAGGTAAGATTTACCATTGCCTTTTGGCAGTTCGACATACACAAAGCGCTTTTGCCTGTGGCCGTCGGGGTTGATTAGGCCAAACGCCGGATAGATTATATCCCTTTTCTGCCATTCTTCGAGGATGAAGGGGCTGCCTGCGAGTTCGCCGTGCAAGTGTTTGCAGTACCGTTCGATGAATGCAACGGCGCGGCCAGCGCGTTTGGCGTCGAAGTTAGCGGGTATATTTTCTTTCTTTTTCGCCACTGTCATATGTCGAACTCATACTCCGCGTCATCCGTGTTGTTCGATGCGGAGGATTTTTTCGGAGGTGTAATTTGCCCCATGCTGATTTTTGTCCTGGCAGCGGGTGTAAACCCAAATTCACGAGCAATTGCCAGGGCTTTGTCGAGGGCTAAGTGCGCTATTTTTTGATACGCCACTATGTCAAGTTTTCGGAGTGTCCCGTTGGTGTCCTTTATGGCTATTGCCCTATCGTTGCCGCGCACTTTCAGCTCCATCTCCCTGTATAACGCCATTTCGTTGCAATACGATGCAACCAAAGCAAGGTCAAGTTTGGAGAGCATACCTAGGGCGTGCAATCCTGAAACGACGTTGTGCCATTCGCTTTGGCCATCCGGTGTGAGCCAGTCCGGGGGGAGTGGGTACTCCACCAATGCAGGCGGCTGCATCTCGTCTTTTAAGATGCGGCAGGGCTGATCGGTGCCGCGCTGCTTTTTTATTGCGGTTGGGAGGCGGGGACGGGGCATTTTAGGCGGTTTTGCATGATGATGCGCGTTGG